GGAGTAACTTACTTTCCAGCTGGAGTTGCAGGAGCTGATACTACTACAAATCCTCAAAATTACAAAGAAACAAAAGCATATGCCAAATGGAAAACCAGAATGACACAAGTAGCACAAACAGCTGGAATGAAATTTATTAGTTTTATGGGAGCCGAAGAATCTTCACAAAAAATTAATTTACAAGGAGACAGAATGGATGAGCCTATGAAATATGATACCACACCGTCAAATCTAACCGAAAACCTAGGAAAATGGCTAACAGAACAACTATTATTAGTTGAAGGTGGTGCTTATGGCCATATGTCTCACCCATTTGACGATAAAGGTTTAACATTTGGTGACTTTAAAAAAATTATAGATCTATCTTTACAAGGAAATTTAGACTTAGAAAAAGCAGCAACCGAAAAAACAGATGGACAAAACTTATTTATTAGTTGGAATGGTAAAATGCTAGCAGCTAGAAATACAGGAGATCTTAAGCGAGGAGGAATGGATTATAAAGCTGTAGCTGCAAAGTTTAAAGGCAGAGGCAATATAGAAAAAGCATTTACTTTTGCTATGAAAGACTTAGGAAAAGCTATTGGAAGTCTTAATCCCAAACAACAAGAAAAAATATTTGATAATGGTAATAATTGGGTAAATATGGAAATTATGTTTCCAGCATCTGCAAATGTAATTACATATGACGCACCATATTTACAATTTCATAATGTATTACAATATAAGGATGGAAAAGCAATTGGATCTGTTCAAGATGGAGCAAGAATTCTAGCAGGTATGATTGCACAAACCAACCAAACAGTACAAAAAAACTTTTCGATTATTGGACCTAAAGTATTAAAAATGAATCCACACCAAGACTATTCAGCTAAAAAACCATATTTTACTGGTAAGCTAAATAAGCTTATGAAAAAATTTAATATGAAAGATTCGTCGACATTTGCCGAATATCATCAAGCATGGTGGGAAAATTTTGTTGATACAAAAATAAAAGGTGTAGATAATACAATTAAAATGGGATTAGTTAAGCGTTGGGCATTTTTTGACAAATCTTTTAGGTTAGACAAGAAAACAATATCTGACGAAAATATGCTTAAAACTGCAAAAGAGTTTGACAAACAAAAACATGCAGACCAGGTAAAAAAGAATATGCTTCCGTTTGAATCTTTATTTTTTGAATTAGGAGCTGAAGTTCTTAAAAATGCAGAAGGATTCTTGGCTGCAAATCCAGATAAAGCAATTCAAAATGTTAGAAAACAAGTTGCAAAAGCTATTGGTGATGTTAGAAGAGGTGGTGATCTAAAAAAGTTAAATAGAATGACTCAACAACTACAAAAAATTGCCTCTATTGGAGGTTTTAAAACTATAATTCCAAGTGAAGGATTAGTTTTTATATATAAAGGAAACACTTATAAATTAACAGGAGCATTTGCACCAGTAAACCAAATTACTGGTATGATGACATTCTAAAAAGAAAAGGTTATGAAAAAAGGAATAAGCGAAACAAAAGTACAGAGAATGCGAAATATTGTCAATAAAGACTATACAAAATCTGTAAGCACTCAAGTGGGATACAAATCAGCAGAAAAAAAGGTTGAAGGTGATGTTTGGGAAGATAACGGAAAAACTTGGACTATAAAAAATGGAATAACACAGAGTATTTCAAAAATGCAATCTATTAGAGATTTTGTAAAAATGCCATTAACATGTCCTAACTGTGGAAATATAATGAAAGGACAGTTTGATAAATATCATTGGAAAATAGATAAAACATGTTTAAGCTGTCATGCTAATGCGCAAACAAAAGCTAGAATAAGTGGTGTATATGAAACAAAAACTAAAGAATTATTTAAAAAATACAAAACAGCTGAACTTGAAGATTTGGTAGAAGAATTTAATGATTGGTTAGATACAAATCATACCTTTGTTACTGAAACCGGAGACATAGAAGATTGGGCAGGTGGATTAAATAAGTCTGAACTTAAGTCAAAATTTAAGAAAGAATTATTGGATTGGAAAAAACATCTAAGTGAGATGTGATTAAAGCCTGTGTCTTTATATTTATATGATATAGGTCCAATAATAGGAAAAGTGATATGGCAAGATTAACAAATGAACATCTTCATGGTGATATTAAATTACTTCGACAAGACATAGATTATATGCGCAAAAGTCAAGTAAAAATAGAAGACGATATTTCTATGATTAAGAAAACTCTTTTAGGTCCTGACACAGGAGCCATTGCAAGAGTAAATAAAAATACCGAGTTTAGACGATCTACTGGTAGAGTATTATGGTCTGTTTGGATAGCGTTATTGGGTATAATTGGAAAAATGATATTTTGGGATTAAAATGGAAAAAGATAGATTAAAGGAAATAATAAGCGAAGAAGTTAGAAACATGTTAGAAGTTTCTATGACACGTAAATTTACTAAAGCTGTTGAACAATTACAAAAAATTCAATTAGCACAACAACAATTAAGAAAAGCTTTCGTTGCTGAAAAAGATGTAAAAAAGAAAGAAAAACTTAAACAAGATATTATTAACATGCACAAAATAGTTCAGAAGGCTGAATCTGACTTCAACTCAGCTATCAAGAGTGAACCTATAGGTGATATGGATGAGGGACTATGGGCAAACATACACGCAAAAAGAAAACGTGGTGAAAGACCTGCAAAGAAAGGTGAAAAAGGATATCCGAAAACGTTAGATATAGACGAACAAAAAGATATACAATTTGAAGAAGTTCAACTAACAGAAAGTGCAACCGATACATTAGCAGATGATATAGGTGGTAAGGTATATAATGCAACCGGAGGCGGTTCAGCAGAAGCACAAAAAACAAATAAAACGTTTGATGATGGAGTTCCAGTATTAAAGTATATTGCAAGAGCCCCTAAAAAACGTGTAAAACTTCCTAAAAAATTTAGGGTAGTTGTAGATGAAAAATATGGGTGGTATTATTACTTTGATAAAGGAAACTGGTACGGCATAGACAAAAAGAAGTACAGTACACCGCCATTTGATTACTAAATAAAGGAGAAACGTTATGAGCATATTATCAACATTATTTTCAGGTGGAGCAGCAGAGCTGGTAAAAGGTGTAGGTGGAGTTATAGATAATCTACATACATCAAAAGAAGAAAAATTAGCAGCTGAACAAAAAATAAAAGAACTTGTTGCAAGCTACGAAGTTGAGATGGAAAAGCAAATATCTGACAGATGGAAAGCAGATATGAATTCTGATTCTTGGTTATCTAAAAATGTTAGACCAATGGTACTTATATTCTTAGTAGTATGTACCGTGATAATGATATTTATTGACGCCGGAACAATAAACTTCACAGTTCAAGACAAATGGACAGATTTATTACAATTAGTTTTAATGACAACTATCGGTGCATATTTTGGTGGTAGAAGCATAGAGAAAAGAAAGAAATAAGTACCAACTAGGTTTTTGTAAAGATAAATATATATTTATATATATGAGACAAAAACAATCTCTTAAACAAATAATCCGAAAGGAATATCTTAAATGTGCTGAAGATCCGATATACTTTATGAAAAAGTACTGTCAGATTCAGCATCCTACTCGGGGTAGAATACCTTTTCATCTTTACCCATTTCAAGAAAAAAGTTTAGAAAGCCTAGCAGATTTTGACTATAACATAATATTAAAATCTAGACAATTAGGCATATCCACACTATCAGCCGGATATTCATTATGGCTTATGCTATTTCAAGAAGATAAAAATGTACTTGTAATTGCAACAAAACAAGAGGTAGCTAAAAACCTTGTAACAAAGGTTAGGGAAATGCATAACTATCTTCCTAGTTGGTTAAAAGGTACTACTACTGAAGATAATAAATTAAGTTTAAGATTTAAAAATGGATCACAAATAAAAGCAGTTTCAAGCTCTGGAGATGCAGGTAGATCTGAAGCACTATCACTTCTAGTAATTGATGAAGCCGCATTTATTGACAAGATTGATACCATATGGGCATCTGCACAGCAAACTCTAGCAACTGGTGGTAAAGCAATAATACTATCAACTCCAAACGGAACTGGTAACTTCTTTCATAAAACATGGGTAGCAGCTGAAGAAAGTAGAAATAAATTTAATACCATTAGACTACATTGGAAAATGCATCCTGAAAGAGAACAAGATTGGAGAGATGAACAAGAACAATTACTAGGAGCAAAGATGGCAGCCCAAGAATGTGATTGTGATTTTATTTCATCTGGTAATACTGTAATTGATGGACAAACTGTACAATGGTATAAAGAAACATATATGCAACCTCCTGTTGAAAAGCGAGGACAAGGTGGAGAATATTGGGTATGGGAATATCCTGATTATACTAGGTCATATATGGTGGTTGCCGATGTAGCACGAGGAGATGGTAGTGATTATTCATCTTTTCATGTAATAGATATTGAAAATCTAACACAAGTTGCAGAATACAAAGGACATCAAACACCTAAGGACTTTGGAAACATGCTAGTAACTGTTGCAACAGAATACAACGAAGCTCTACTTGTAATAGAAAATGCTAGTGTAGGATTCGGATCAATACAGAGCGCAATAGACAGAGAATATAAAAACTTATATTATACATATAAACAGGATGGTGTGACAGATGCAACCACCCAAATTTCAAAAGGTTACGATTTAAAGGACAAAAGTCAAATGACTCCAGGTTTTACAACATCTAGTAAAACCAGACCACTTTTAATTTCAAAACTTGATATTTATTTTAGAGAGAAAACGTTTATCGTTAGATCTACTAGGCTTTTAGACGAGCTCGCAGTCTTTATTTGGAAAGGACACAGAGCAGAAGCCCAAAGAGGATATAACGATGACTTAGTAATGTCATTGGCAATAGGATTATGGGTAAGAGATACTGCCTTAAAGCTTAGAAATGATGGCATACAATTAAGTAAAAATGCAATTAACCATATTGTAAAAACAGACGGAATGTATACTCAGAATGATGTTCATAAGGATTGGAAGTTTCAAGATGGCTCAGACACTGGAGAAGATTTGACATGGTTAATAAAATAGGGAAATAAAATGGCAGACAAAACATTATTTGGAAGATTAAAAAAACTAATTGGTGCACAGGCAGTAGTTAGAAAAGTAGGAGACAAAAAATTAAAGGTAATTGACCCAGCTAGAGCTCAATCATCAGGAAATTTGGAGTCAAATGTACTAATAGATAGATATAACAGACTTCATTCTACCCCAGGCGGCTCATCAATATATGATCCTAGTCAAGGATTTAATCAGCTTAGACAAGAGTTGTTTAAAGACTATGAAGCTATGGATAATGACTCGATAATTTCAGCAGCACTAGATATTTATGCTGATGAATGTTCATTAAAAAATGAATTTGGAGACGTATTATCAATAAAAAGTGGTAAAAAAGAAATTGAAGAAATTTTACATAATTTATTTTATGATATATTAAATATTGAATTTAATTTATATCCATGGATTAGAATGATGGCAAAATACGGAGACTTTTATCTTCAATTACATATTGTTGAAAAATTAGGTGTTACTGGCTGTAATCCATTATCTCCTTATGCAATAACAAGACAAGAAGGAGTAGATCCAGCTAGACCGGAATCTGTAGAATTTTTATATGATGAAACATTTGGAGGAGTAACAGGAGCATATGGTAGAGCAACTAAGCACAACCAAAAAGTTTTTGAAAATTACGAAGTAGCTCATTTTAGATTATTACAAGATACTAACTTTTTACCATACGGAAAATCTATGATAGAACAACCTAGAAAAACTTGGAAACAGTTAACTCTAATGGAAGATGCTATGATGATTCATAGAATTATGAGAGCTCCACAAAAACGAGCATTTAAAATTGATATTGGAAATATTCCTCCTGCAGAAGTTGATACTTACATGCAAAAAGTAATCAATAAGATGAAAAAAGTACCATTCATGGATAAAAACACTGGTGATTATAATATGAAGTTTAATCTACAAAATATGATTGAAGACTTTTATTTACCAGTACGAGGAGGAAATTCAAATACGGCAATAGAAGATATTGGTGGACTTGAATGGACAGGTGTTGATGATATTGAATACTTAAGAAATAGAATGATGGCAGGATTAAGGGTACCAAAAGCATTCTTAGGATATGATGAAAACGTAGACGGAAAAGCTACATTAGCTGCAGAAGATGTTAGATTTGCAAGAACAATTGAAAGACTACAGCGAATATTTGTTTCAGAATTAACTAAAATAGCAATTGTTCATCTATATACTCAAGGATATAACAACGAAGATCTTGTAGATTTTAGTTTAACTTTAACCAATCCATCATCAATAGCAGAACAGGAAAAATTAGATGTCTTTGATAAAAAAGTAGCTTTAGCTGATTCTATTAAGTCAAATAAAATGCTTTCTGAAGATTGGATATATGAACATATTTGGAAAATGAGTGGTGATGAAATTGAACTTGAAAGAGAAAAAGTAGTAGAAGACACTATTCAAAAATATAGACAAGATATGATCGAACAAGAAGGTAAAGACCCTGCAAAAGAAGACGAAATATCTGAAAAAATTAAAGCAAAAAATAAAGCTACACTATCCGCATCAGGAGATACTAGAAAAACTAGAGGCGGTAAGTCAGATTCTGATGTTGGAAGACCTGAAGAAGATGTAGATTATGGCACACAAAGAGCTCCACGAGGTAGAGATCCATTAGGAAGTGAAACAAGATCTAGAGACATAAAAAATAGGGATAGAAGTATCAAGGTTAGTGCAAAAGAAGTATTAAATACTATGAATTTGGGTAAAAAAATCAACTTAAATGAGAAATCTATGTTAGATGAGGATAACTTATTGCAAGACGATGACACAAAGGCATAATCTTATATATTTATATAAGAGATAAAGAACAACGAAGAAGGGCAACTATGGCTAAACATTCGAAAGTAAAAAATACAGGAATTCTATTTGAATTATTGGTTAGACAAATAACAACCGATACTTTAAATGGAGTAGACAAGTCACCAGCAATTGGTATAATTAAGGAGTATTTTGGAAAATCTACATCACTTAAAAAGGAGTTATATCTTTACCAAACGTTAGTAAATGAAAAACAGGAAACTGAACATAGAGCTGAAAAGTTTGTAGACTTAGTCTTAAAAGAAAGAGCAAAAATAAGTTCTGCTAATCTAAGACGAGAAAAATATAACTTAATCAAAGAAATTAAAAATAGTTATAATATCGAAGAATTTTTTAAGGCAAAAATAAGTAAATATAAACAGAATGCTTCTATATATACTTTATTTGAATCTTCTATCTCAGATGGATTTACAAATCCTAAAATAAGTCTTCA